GGGAACGTCGTCCGCGAAGGCTTCCTGACCCTTCGCAAGCGCCTTGCCTATGTCACCCGTACCACCGACGACATGTGGCCCACCACGGTCTACACGGCGGATGGCAAGACCTTTGATGCCGAGGTCGCCGATCCGGTTTCCGGCCGGCCCATGCGACCCGAGATCACCTCGGTCCTCGATGTTGCGACCCGGAAATGTGTCGGCTACGCGGTGTCGCGCAAGGAAAACGTCATTGCGGTGACCGAGGCGTTGCGCCGCTCCTGCTCGAGCCATGGCATCTGCGCCATTTTCTACACCGACCGGGGCGCGGGCTATAAGAACAAGACCTTCGATGCGGATGCCGGCGGGCTGATGGGCCGACTGGGCATCACCAAGGCACATGCGCTGCCCTACAACAGCCAGGCCAAGGGGATCATCGAACGGTTCAACGCCCACTGGAATGCGCTTGCGAAGCGCATGCCAACCTACATCGGCGAAGACATGGACAAGGAGGCCGGCCAGCGGGTCCACAAGGCCACGCGGTCCGATATCCGCCAATTTGGCCGCAGCGCCATCCTGCCCAGCTGGGAAGTCTTCATCGCGGGGGTCGAGAAGACGATCGCCGAATATAATGACCGGCCGCATCGGGGTCTGCCTCGGTTTGCAGACCCCGAAACGGGCCAGCAGCGCCATATGAGCCCGAACGAGGCCTGGGCAGCCCATGTGGCGAACGGCTTTGAACCCGTGACTATCGATGCCGGCGATGTTGACGATCTCTTCCGCCCCTATGAGGTCCGAACCTGCCGCCGCGCCCAGGTCGAATGGAACAAGAACCAGTATTTCCACATCGATCTCGAGGCCTGGCACGACCGGCGCGTCATGGTCGGCTACGATCTGGACCAGGCCGACAAGGTCTGGGTCCGAGAGTATGACGAGGAAAGCGGGCAGCCCGGCCGGCTGATCGCGGTGGCGACCTTTGCCGGAAACAAGGAGCGGTACTTCCCGCTGACCGCGCAGCGGGCTGCCGAGGAGACACGGGCACGCGGGCAGCTGCGCCGCCTCGGCAAGAAGGTCGAGGCGGTCCACGACCAGCTTCGCACCCCCCTGATCGAGGCAGAAGCTCTGCAGCCGATGATCCGCATCGATCTGCAGGCCGAGCTGGTGACCGTCAATGAGCCGGCGCCGGCTGTGCCGCTCAGGAAAGCTGCCATCACGACGGATGCCGAGCTGGCCCGTCTCTGTCTTGCCGATCCGACCCAGCTGACGACCGGCCGCGCGCAGATCCTGCGCGAAGTGCTGTCGCGGCGTAGCGGCAGGGAATTGTTGAGAATTTCAGGCGTGGACCTGGACGAGTTGTCCGACCTGCTCAGGTCCGCCGCCTGATTAACTGCGAGCAGTCAAAGGAGAAACTACATGAAACCCGTCTTTGTGGAAACCCGCAACTACCATGCCTTCATGGAAGGGCTGGACGCGCTGGCGGCGCGCGGCGCCGAGGAATGCCGGCTCGTGGTGGTCGACGGGCTGCCCGGCCTTGGGAAGACCACGATTCTGATGAGGTGGGCGGCGCAGGAAAGCTGCGTCTACCTGCGGGCCAAGGCGGAGTGGACCTCCTACTGGCTGCTTGGCGAGATGCTGACTGAAGGCCGGATCAACCCGCCGCATGGTCACGAAGCACGTTTCCGCGCCTGCCTGACCCTGCTGCGCGACCGCAACCGGCTGGCGCGCGACATGGACTCACAGTTCGGCGTGGTGATCGACGAGGCGGACTATGTCTCGGGCAAGTCGAAGCTGGTGGACACGATCCGCGATCTGGCCGACCTCGCGGAGGTTCCGTTCATCCTGGTCGGCATGGGCAGGATCCGCGACAACCTGACCCGCCATGCCCAATCGGCGACGCGCGTCACCCGCTACGTCAAGTTTGAACCGGCCGACTTTGCCGATGTCGCGCAGTTCCTGTCCCTGAAATGCGAGGTGAAGGTCGCCGGCGATCTGGCCCACTTCGTTCACCGGGCAACCGGCGGCTTCAACCGCGAGCTGCTGGAGGCGATCCGCTCCATCGAAAAGTTCGGTCTCCGCAATCCGCCGGCGACGGCGGACGGCCTCACCATGCGCGAGATGGCCGGCCAGCATCTGATCTACGACCGCAAATCGGGGCAGCCCATCATGGTTCCTCAGGTGCGCTGATGGCAGAAGAAACCATCCAGAACCGGCTCCTGTACGCGATCGGCGATGCCTGTCTGACGCTGACCGAGTTGTCGGACCATCTGAAGCTGGACCGGTCCAGCATCGGGCAGGCCGCAGCCCTTCTGATCCAGCGGGGTTATGTCGAACGGATCGAACGCGGTTGCTTTCAGGTCACGGCTGCAGGTGCAGAGGCCATCCGGCAGGGCGTCAGGATCGAAAGCGGCGTGACCGGGCCTGATCGTGCGACCCGCCCGCCGAAGAACAATTCGATCCGCCAGCGCGCCTGGAATGCGATGAGGATCGCGCGCACGTTCACCATCAGCGAGATCGCCGCAGTTGTGACCCGCCCGGCGGACGGCGACGTGACGGAGAACCTGCGCCGCTATTTCTGCGGTCTGACCAAGAGCGGCTACCTGATCAAGGCGCGTCGCCGCCGGGCCGGCACCGCACCCGGCTCCAACGGCTTCCTTGTCTATCAGCTGGAGCGGAACACGGGTCCGCGCGCGCCCGTGGTCAGCCAGAAGCACGGGACCATCGTCGATTTCAACGAGGGCGCGAAATGAACCCGTCGCTGAAGCTCGACCTGCCGGACCCCGAATGGCTGACCCTCCTGAAAGCGGAGCGGGCCAAGGGCACGAGCATCGCCGAGATCGCACGGCGCGCGGACATGAAGCGCCCGTCGGTGTCGATGCTGCTTTCCGGACGCTATCCCGCCCAGAGCCTCGACCTCGTCGGCCGGAAGCATGGGGCGAAGATCGTTCGGAACTTCCGTGGCGCGCAGTTGTGTCCGCACCTGCGCCGGTCGATCACCCGGGACGAGTGCCTGGATCACGCATCGGCACCGATGTCCGCGTCGAACATCGAGCGGATGCGGCAGTCCGAAGCCTGCCGCCGCTGCCCGCACAACCCGCTGACCACCGAAAGGAGCCCGTGATGAAGCGCCAGACGCTGACAGAACAGATGGATTCCATGGCCTGGTCAGACGACGCGATTGACCTCTTCCAGACCCTGCAGCGGTTCTCGGGCGCGGAAGAAGGCGGGGCGGTGGTGATCGTTGCGGCCGCCTCCCTGATGGCGCGGCAATTTCCGACCACCGGCGGAGACGATGTGCCGGGCCAGCTGCTGCGCCTGGGCGTCGAGTTCGGTGAGCTGATGATCGCGCTGCACAACGAGATGAGCGCCCAAGCCGCTGAAGTCGCACGACCGACCCTGCGGGTCGTGGGAGGCACCGATGCGCGCTGATGTAGCGGCCCCCAGAACCGACCGGGAGATCGTGATCATCGCGTCGCGGGCTCTCGGCCGGATCGACCGGGACGGACCGCGCGCCCTGACCGGACTGAGCGTCGACGAGATCGAGGCAATGGCCATCACGCTGGTGCTGGTCGGCCTCGTCGCAACCCCGCCAGGCCAACCGGCCCCGGCGACCCTCTTCATCACAAAACTGGAGCTCTGAAATGTCCGAACATCAATCCGCCTTCACGCCGGCCGAGATCCCCGACGGCAAGGTCACCTTCAACGGCAAGACCTACATGTCGGACTCGAAAGGTGCTCTTCTGCCGATCGAAACCATCAAGCAGCAAAACCTGCTGGAGGATCAGCTGGTCCGGGAACAGTTCGGCTGGTTCCTCGCGCTGGTCGATCAGGTGAACCGTTTTCGCGGTCACCTCTTCGCCGATCTGGGCGCGTTCGATGCCCTCATCGCAGAAAAGTATGGTGCCGAGAAGGGTGGGCCGAAGGGCAACCGGACCTATGCGACCGTCGACGACTGCTACCGCATCAGCATTCGTGTGCGCGACACCCTCGACTTCGGGCCGGAGCTTCAGGCGTCCAAATCCCTGATCGACGAATGTCTGCGCGACTGGTCGGAGGATGCGGCGGCCCCCCTGCGGTTGATCGTGGCCGGCGCCTTCAACGTCGACAAGGAAGGGCGGATCAACAAGGCCGAACTCTTCAAGCTGCTGCGGCATGACATCACCGATCCGAAGTGGGTGGCCGCGATGGACGCGCTGAAGGATGCGATCCGGGTCACTGGCTCGCGCACCTCGCCCGAGTTCCGCATGCGCGCCGAGGTCGGCGGCGAGTTGGTTTCGGTCAGCTTCGGCCTGGCGCGGGCGTGACCATGGCCATCGTCGCGCTCCCCCTTTCGCTGCCCCTGGACAGCAACCGCCCGCGCCAATGGTGGGCCGGTGAGTTCGAAGGCCTCTCGCCCGCTGAGGGTGAAGAGTCCGACTATGATCACCCCTACAACTTCGCCGTTGTCATCGCGCTGCGCGACCCGACCGAACTGGCGGTCGTGCGGCTTCATCTGGAACGGCTGCTCGGCCGGATGTCCGAGGAGACCGAGGATGTATAGCCGGCTCAAGGTCACCCTCGATATCGTGGGGCGCGAGTAATGGTCGCAGCCATTCCTTTCTGGACCATTGACGGCACGATCGACCTGGCAGCGCTTGCGCCTGAGGATATGACGGCCGGCATCCTTGGCAGCACGCTCGCCAAGATCAACAGGTTCAACGGCCGGGCCCGTGAGCCCTGGTCGGTGGCCGCCCATTCTCTGCTCGTGGCCTCGCTGTGTCCACCCGACCTGCGGCCCTGGGCGCTGCTGCATGATGCCCACGAGGCCTTCATCGGAGACATGACCGACCCTGCCGTCGAGTTCCTTTGCCTGTGCGGGACCAGATCGGCGGTCGAGCATGCCATTGCCAATGCAAAGGGCCGGCTGGATCGGCTGATCGGCGCTGCCTGGAAGGTACCCGTCCGCTCCATGAATACCGCCCTCCGAGCCGCTGACCACGCAGCGCTGCTCGCCGAGGCCTGGCACCTGCTGGGTCATCGGCCTGACCTTCCCGATCGCAGCCTTGCTGACGCGGTCGATCGGGCGACTCGCTTTCTGCAGGACCACGACGCGCTGCTGGATTGGCGCCAGGCCCGGCACGAATGGCTCGGTCACGTCCAGCTCTATGCCAGCCGCGGGCTGATGTCACCGCCCGCCGCTCACCCCGATCCGTCCAGCATGGTGCTGGCCGGCTAACCCCGAAGGAGAGACCCCGAAATGGGTACTGTCAACAAAGCAGACATGGTGCGCGAAGTCGCCGAGGCCACCGGCACCACGACCAAAGCGGCCCAGGCCGCCGTCGAGGCGCTGATCGGTTCGATCACCCGTCACGCCGAGGCGGGCGACACCGTGAGGTTCCTCGGTTTCGGTAGCTTCAGCGTCAAGGCGCGTCCCCCGCGTACCGGGCGCAACCCCGCCACGGGCGAAGCCATCGAGATCCCCGAAACCCGCAAGCTGCTGTTCAAGGCGGCCAAACTCAACTGAACGCGGACCCGGCCCCTAGGGCCGGGCACCCCTCATCCTTCATCTACGGAGAAGCAAGATGAACACCTCTGCCTTTGTCCTGATTGCCCTGCTGCGCACGGTGAATGAAGGCGGCGCCGTCCAGGTGCCGTTTGACAGCGAAGCCGCCTGTCGGGAGGGCGGCGCCCGCCTCGAGGCGCAGTTCGAGGCGCTCAGCACCGGCCCCGGATCGCACCCCACGGTCTTGTGGACCTGCCTGCCGACGACCTGACGCGAAACCGCTCGGCCCTCTCCGGGTCGGGCAGGTCGGCCGGGCGTGGTGGCCCGGTCCTGACGATGCAGCCCGAGGTAATGCGATGACATTCGTTTTGCGCGACCGGCCCGACGGGCAGGTCGAGATCATCATCAACCGGCCGGTTCTGATCGGCATCTTTCCGGAGAGAGAGATCGCGCAGAAGGTCTGCGCCTTCTTGCAGGAGGATGAGGCCTTCGGGCTGGTCGATGACGCGGTCGCCGGCTTCGCGACGGCAGCTGCGGATGTTTCTGACGCACTCGCTGAAACCCTCGACGACCTGGCTGAACCTGAACCTGCACCCGTCAGGAAGCCGCGTCGCACCGTCAGGAATCTTCCCGCTGTCGTCGATGAGAAGCCGCACCCACCGGCCTTCCTGACACCGTCGGCACCGGGCCTGACCGAAGCGCAGCGTGATGATGTCTTCAGGCGAATCGCGGAAGGCCAGAAGCTGTCCGCTGTCGCCCCGGAGTTCGGACTGACCATGGGTCAGCTGCGCGGGATCTGGGCCAACCACAAGCGGAATATGCAACGCCACCTGTCCGACGGCGGGCAGATTGCCTGCGGGCTGTGCGCCCGCCCCTTCACGCCTTCGCTCTCCCACCCCGATACCTGTGCGCGGTGCAGCCATGAGTGAATTCGCCACCGCCGGCTTCGTGCGCCGCCGCAGGATCATCGAAGACGCCCTCGCAGAGGTTCTGCGGAAAGTGGGCGATGTCGGGGTCGACATCGAAGGCGACCGGCGCCTCTACGTCACTGTCCGCCGCAGCGAGGGCCTCATCGAGCAGGAAGGCTTTTCGCTTTGGGATATGGCCGCTGAGCTGGAGGCGAAACTCTGATGAACTCCACCGCCATCATCAACATCGCCAAGGGTCAACTCGGCCTGGACGAAGACACCTACCGCGCATTGTTGACCCGGATCACCGGCGTCGCATCGCTGCGCGCCATGACCGAGCGCCAGAAGATCGCCGTCCTGGACGAGATGAAGCGCCTCGGTTTCCGCGTGAAATCCGGCGGCAGAAAACTGCCCGCTTCAGTCAAGCCCTATGTCCGTCTGATCCATGCGCTCTGGAAGAGCTGCCATCGTCTGGGGGTCATCGAATCCGGATCGCGTGAGTCCTTGCGGGCCTTCTGCAAGCGCTTCGTGGCGCATGGCCTGGACGGCGTCGTGGTGGATCCGGACCTCCTATCCTATGACCAGGCCACCCCGATCATCGAAGCCCTGAAGAAGATGGAGGCCCGCGGCCGGGCCGGGGCGGCGCACTGATGGACAAGCGCATTCCTGCAGCGGCGATCAAACGGGTCTGGATGGACGCCGACCTGACCTCAGCTGAAGCGGCCGCGCGGGTCGGT